TCAACGGACGCCGGTGCCAACGCCACTGACGCACTGACAGAAGCCAAGCTTCTGACTGCTGGTCAGTCTGCGTATAATGCAGGGTCAGATCCGACAGTCTTCATGATCAAACCAGCGGATAGCCAGATTGTTGCAAACTTCGCAGCAGCCTCTGGTCGTAACCGTGAGTTTGCGTCGACGAAGTCTTTGGTCAACGTGATTGATCTCTATGTGTCTCCATACGGAGAATACAAGGTCGTATTGAACCGTCATCAGTTGACGACACACGCCTTCTTGATCGACCCAACGATGTGGCGCTCATGTACGCTCCGTCCATTCTCTCGCACACTTCTTGCGAAGAACGGCGACAGCGACAAGCACTTCATCGTCGGCGAGATGTCACTGAAGCACATGAACTTCGGTGCCGATCACATGATCACAGGTCTCTCATAAGACCTGCTGACTAAGATTGAGGGTCGCCCCCACTTAAAGCACATTTCCCGCTCTCCTTTGTGTGCTTTTGAGGGGCGGCTCTCTTTACTTCTAAAAGGAGACATCATGTCAATTGATGATAAATCTGAAGACCCTATCGTAAGTGGCGATAGGGCCGATGTCGAACGCTCGCTGCTTGGGGTCAACACTCAGTATTTGCAGCAGGGCGATGATGTCGTCAGAAAACACACCCAGTATATCACCCAAGCTTTCCTCGATGATCTGAAGGACAGCCGCAACGCATCTGATGATGTGCGCGAGAGTGAGATGATGCGTGTCGCCAGCATCCCTGTGGCGGTCCATGAGCAATGGCTGCGCGAAGGGTTTAATCTTTACGAGGCGACAGGAGCAGAGATCGTAAAGAGGCTGAGAGATCAGAACCTAGACTACTTCATGGCAACCAATAAGAGGATCGGCTGAGATGGCATATGGATCTAAAAAGAGCGGCGGTGGCTTCAAGCCGTGCAAAACGTGTAAGACCCCCGGCACATGTCGTTTGGCTGGGAAGTGTCTTAAGAAGGAAACAATGTAATGAACAAAGGTGCCATCAGGAGCCACTTCAAGGCGCTCCTAAACCGCTCTGACTGCAGTGACGCTCTCGCTGACACCTTTATGGACCAGAGCATCGCACGTATCCAGAGAACGCTTCGGATACCGTCAATGGAGAAGCAGAACAGCTACACGATCACAGGCTCCACTACCTTTGTCGTCCTTCCAAACGATTTCCTTGAGATCATCGACCTGTATTACGACAAGACAAGCCTCAGCCGTGTGCCTATGAATGAGATCCTGACATTTAAAGAGGCAAACGAAAGTGGGACACCTAAGTTCTTCAGCCGAGAAGACGAGAACCTGCTGATCTACCCATCACCAACATCTGGTTCACTCAAGCTTAATTACTACGGTCAATTTGCAGACATGACGTCTGACAGCGACGAGAACGCCCTCGCGCTCTCTTCCAGCGACCTCATCATTTACGGAATGCTGACCTACGCCTCTGACTATTACCTCGATGAGCGTGGGCCTGTGTTTGAGCAGAAGTATCAACAGTTCCTTGCAGAGATCCAAGAGCAAGCAAACGACAGTGAAATGGCAGGCACTGTGCAAGCAATGCGCCCTATGGTGGCATATGAGGACTAAAGAAAATGGCTAAGACAAGCTTTTATTCTGGCACCGGTACAAACGTAACCGAAGTAAACTCTATAGAAGCTCTGAAAGATGCCGCCTCTGCTTCAGCTACGGCTGCTGCAAGCTCTGCAGCGTCTGCAGCTTCTGCAGCCAACACTATTCTGTCACTTACAGCAGCCACCGGCGCTGCAGGATCATCAGCATCCTACAACAACTCGACAGGTGTACTTACGATCCCACGCGGCGACACGGGCGCGACCGGTGCCACTGGAGCCACTGGAGCTACGGGCAGTGCAGCCACGGTAGATGTGGGGACAGCATCAGCCAGCGGTCTATCTGCTGGCGCGTCTCCTACGGTGTCAATCAGTAACTCTGGGTCATCTTCAGCAGCTACCTTCGACTTTACCTTCGGTATTCCTGCAGGCGCTACCGGTGCTACAGGAGCCACAGGTGCCACGGGTACTGCAGCCACAATATCTGTCGGTACAGCATCAGCCAGCGGCTTGTCTGCTGGGGCATCCCCGACAGTGTCTGTCAGTAACTCTGGGACGTCGTCTGCAGCCACCTTCGACTTTACCTTTGGTATTCCTGCAGGCGCGACAGGCGCGACAGGTGCCACCGGTGCAACTGGGGCGACAGGGCCTCAGGGTCCTGCAGGGGCAGATGGGTCAGATGCGAATGTCAATGCAACAAACGTGGCGGCTGCTGGGGCTGCTATGACTGCAAATAACCTGTCTGATCTGGCTAGTGCAGCCACCTCTAGGACCAACCTAGGTCTGGGTACAGCAGCGACCGCTGCAACGACTGACTTCGAACCTGCTGGCACAAGTGTGGCCTTAGCAATTGCGTTAGGATAAAATATGGCAAACACATTTAAAGTTGTAACCAAGGCAGGGGTAACAACGCTTGACGACATCTACACTGTAGGTGCCTCTACAACCACGATCATCATAGGTCTGGTCTTAGGGAACACCACAGGCAGTCAGGTAACAGCTACCGTTACTCTGTCGTCTGACACGGCTGGTCGTGCAGGCAACAACGATGAAGCAAACCAAGACGTAGAGATTGTCACCTCAGTACCTATTCCAGCTAATTCATCTCTGTCTGTGTTAGACGGTAAGATCGTGATGGAAGCAACGGACATTCTTAAAGTCTCAAGCTCCGGCGCAACAGATGTTATCCTGAGTATCTTGGAGCAATCATAATGGCAGGGTATCTAGGCACAAAAGCCGTTCTCCTCAGCACAACCAGCGCAACCGTTGGTGGAGATAGCACAGTCGGCGGTGATCTGACCGTAGACACCAACACGCTTTACGTTGACAGTACGAACAATCGGGTTGGCATTGGGAATGCAGCCCCCACCCAAGCTTTAGATGTAACTGGCGATATTGTAACCTCTGGCGGTGTCTACCTCGGCGGCACTGGGTCGGCTAATCTGCTGGATGACTATGAGGAGGGGACTTGGACGCCTAGTTTTAGAAATGGCTTTAGTGGTACACCTACCTTTGCTAATCAGGCTGGAAGATATACAAAAATAGGCCGCATGGTTTATTGTGATTTTTATATAAGAGTAACAGGAACAGGTGACTCAAGTCAGATACAAGTTGATGGATTACCATTTACATCTACATCGAACAACCTTTCTAGAGGTGGGGGACTTAGTACATATGTAGATATGATAACAGGTAACACATTTCAATTTTACGGTGGGCGAAGCATAAGTTATTTCTCTTGCTACATAGACGGAAATACCGGCCCTTCGTTTTCTGGTTCAATTACAAGTAAATATCTAATTGGAATATATACATATGAAACAGACGCATAACCCACTGCATAGCCTTGGGTCGGACAGTCCAAGCCATAAAGGAGATAAGCGATGGCACTAACAGAAGAAACAACACAAGACAAAATAGAGATCGTAGGCGACTTCAAGCACGTTCAGGTGCGTACAGCCACGGTCATCAAGCGTGACGGTGTAGAGATTAGCCGATCCTTCTCACGCCATGTAGTCGCACCAGATGCAGACATCACAGGCGAAAGCACAGAGGTGCAAAACATTTGTGCGGCAGTACACACACAAGCGGTTAAGGATGCTTATGCTGCACACCTAGCAGCACAAGAGGTATAACTAATGTCAGCTTATATCGGCACAATACCCACGCCACAGGCAACCCAGACGAGGCAGACGTTTGTAGCCACTGCGTCACAGACGACCTTCACAACCATAGGTTTTGTGGACAAGTACCTAGACGTATTTCTTAATGGGGTAAAATTAGTATACTCAACAGATTTCACAACTTCTGGCGGCAATCAGATTGTGCTTAACTCTGGTGCTGCGGCAGATGACGTTTTGGATGTCGTTTTGTACACCGCCAACACTGACACGGTAAGTAATGGCGGCAGATACAAAGGTGAACGTGGGACTGTGGGGGCTTCGGCGGCGGCTGGTGACATCTTTAGAGTGCATGAGCAAACCTTGAATACGAATGTTACTATAGACTCTACAGAGAGTGCCTTATGCGCTGGCCCTTTGACTGTGGCTAGTGGTGTCGTTTTGACCATAGCAACAGGAGGCAACTTGGCGATCCTATGAGTGAGATTAGAGCAACAACAATTAGTGATGCGGCGGGTACTGGGCCGATTACGCTGACGAAGCAGAGTGCTCCAAAAGCACAAGTAAACTTTGACGGTAGCTCAATAGCTATTAACACAGGTAGTTTAAATATTTCTTCCGTCACCGACGATGCTACGGGTAAATACACACCTAATTTTACAAACAGTTTTGATGCTGTTCCAAGCGCTACGGGTGGTATGACTGTTTCTAACTATCCAGGTTTAATGAGAGTTAATCCAGCTACAGGAAGCTGTCAGATTTTTTGTTCAACGTCTTACTCTAGCACTTACCTTGATAGCTCAGATACGTCCATTCAATGTTGTGGGGATTTAGCATGAGTACACTAAAGGTCACAAACATTCAGGCCACAGGCGAAACGGCGTCACGTGCAGTCTCAGGAGTTGCGGCGGCTTGGGTTTGCTACGATCAAGTTACACCTGCAATTTCAGATAGCATAAACATTTCAAGTGTTTCGGATTACGCTACGGGTGAGTTCATTACAGTATTTGCCTCAAACATGGCAAATGCCAACTATTCTGAGGCGGGTATGGGTAGAACATACCATGTCAACTCTAGCAGTGCGGATAACAAAACCTCTTCAGGAGACAGGCATCAAACATTCTATGTAAGTAATACAACTGGTGGGAGAACATCAATTGATATGAACAGATCGCACGTTGTATATCACGGAGACCTAGCATGAGCAATCTAGTCGTATCCAACATCTCCGATGGCACAACATCCGTAGGCACTGAGTATGTCGTCAATGGGGCGGCTAAGGCTTGGATTTCTGTTAATCAAACAAGCACCCAAGCTATTCTCAACAGCACTAATGTAACTTCAATTACTGATCAAGAATTGGGGGTTACGACGGTAAACTATTTATCCGCAATGTCATCAGCTACATATTCAGCAATATCTACTGGTAACCCTCAAAATTATTCTGGAGGCCAAGGTGGGGTTCAAAGTGCAGGTAACGCTTTTTCAGGTGGTTCAAAAACGGCAGGTAGACACACCATAGATATGCGTGACACATCAAATGTTTATAGAGACACGGATGATGCTTCGTCTGCTGTCTTTGGAGACTTAGCATGACCCACGGACATCTCTGGGAACGCCTACTAGAAGCCAAGTCACGCTTGAAGCCTGTGCAGTCTAAGTATCGTGTGTTGTTCGAAGACCCGAATGCACCTGACGAACCTGCCAAGGTCTTAGTCCCTGATCCTAACTTCATGGCGGCTGGTCTTGCTGGCGGCTACCTCAGTCCAATTGAGACATATCTTAGAGATCGTGACGTACCTGACGGAGAGCCAAAAGAGCATCCCTACGCAGAGCCTATTGGCCCCCAAGACGAAGAAACACTTATCGAATATCTCATTCAAAAGGATATCTGTCCAAGCATATGGCGGGACTACAAAGGTAACAGAACGATTATGAAGATCGTACCTGTTGAAATGATCCCTTCGGATCGGTCATTTAGAAACGCATGGAGAATAGCGCAATGACGACTTATATTAACATCAACGGGGATGTTCGTGATGTAGGATCTCTTACCGTTCCAACAGACCGCACATTCCGTGGGGCTTGGCAGTTCAATGGCAATGCTGTTGAAGTAGACATGGCAGCGGCTGTGGCAATCCACAAGGACAACCTACGTGCAGAACGTAAGCCACGCCTAGACGCCTTGGACGTTGCTTATATGAAAGCACTTGAAGCTGGCTCTGGTGCGGCTGACATTGCAGCGCAAAAGCAAACACTGCGTGACATCACAAATGATGCACGTATTGCAGCGGCAACTACACCTGATGAACTCAAGGCATTGGACTTGGCTACCCTGTTGGGAGAATAAGCTATGAGCAAGGCGAGAGAACTAGCCAATCTTGGCAATGCCTACAGCGATGGTGCTTTGTCGAACAGGAATAGGATAATTAACGGCGGCTTTGACGTTTGGCAGAGGGGAACGTCATTTACGCCAAGTTCTGTAATTTTTGGTGCAGATCGTTTTGCTGCATACAAATCTGGGGCATCCGCTGGTGATTATGCTCGCTCTACAGATGTTCCTGCTGGGCAGGGTTTTACCTATTCTGGGTATTTCAACGGCACTGATATTCGTCACTCAATTGAATTGCCTGCTGCTGGAAAACGTGGTGTCTTTGTTGACGGGTCTCAGTGGACACTTTCGTTCTGGGTTAAGGCGGCAGCAAGCGGAACAGCAACTGCAAACTTAGGTTGGGCTAACGGCGTATCAGCAAGCAGCTTGACCTATTGGGGAGCCGATCAGTCGTATTCCTACAGCACTTCGTGGGAGAAAAAGACCATTACATTTACAGTGGGCGGCAGCATTACTGGATCACATGCCGCTGTGTTACTCTACATGTCTTCTGTCTCAGGTCTCTACCTGACAGGCGTCATGTTGGAAATCGGCGACACGGCAACCCCCTTCGAGCACCGTTCGTATGCGGATCAGCTTCAGGCCTGCCAGAGGTACTATAACTCAATACATGCACACTATTTATTTTATTACAATTCAGGTGCTTGCATAGCCAACATAGACTATGCTGTATCTATGAGGGCAAACCCCACTGTTACTATAGGGGCTAACAACTCTGGAAGTATTGTAGCTGGTGGGGCAAGTCCTAGTGGTCATTATTTCTATCTTGCGTCTGTTGCAAATGGTTATTATGCAGATTCTGTTTCTGATGCGGAGTTATAATCATGATTAATATAGCAATCACATCAGCTCAATACATGACTGATCCTATATCAAACGAAGTGTCATCCATCCGTGCCACCATCGACGGGCAGGAGTTGTTCGTCCCCCTAGACCCAGACAACCGCCACTACAGTGAGATCATGCGGCAGGTCGAGGCTGGTGAGCTTGTGATCCAAGAGGCTGACTGATGCAGCTAACCGACGAGGAGCTAGAGCGTCTTCTGGACGCAGCGGCACACAGGGGCGCATGTCAAGCTCTCAGTCAACTAGGGCTGACCCCAGAGGCTAAAGAAGATCTAAAGGAGATGCGTGATCTTGTGTCGGCGTGGCGAGCCACACGGCGGGAGATCGGTCGTACAGCCATCCGTATTTTAACAACAGCCGTCATTATGTTTATGGCAGCGGCTATCTGGATGAACTTCAAGACCAAACTTTAAAATAACGACAATTATAACAACATGGGGTTCAACTCATGATCGAGGTCCTAGCGCTTGCAGGGGCTGTCACTCAGGTGGCAGGCGGTATTTCATCTGCAATCAAAGCTGGTCGAGACATTGGCGACCTCATGCCTCACATGGCACGTCTAGGGAAGCTCGATAGTGAAATACAAGCTGCTGAGGCCGGACGACACAAAGGCCCTCTAGGACGTTTGTCGTCTCCAGAGCAAGAAGGCCTTGCCATAGCGCAGGCCAAGATGGCTCACACAAAAGCGATGGACGACCTTCGAGAAACCTTCCAACTCTATGGACCCCCCGGAAGTTGGGCTATGGTGCAAAAAGAGATGTCTGCAGCGCGCCTGAGGCACAAAGAAGCCCTAGAAGAACAAGCGAGACAACGAGATGCCCTCTTCTGGGGCCTGTCGGTAACCGCTGGCGTCTTTGTGTTTATCGCCGGTTTGGCCTTTATGGTTCTAGGGCTGGAGAAGGCGGTGAACGGATGACCATCGAAGAACGTGAAGCATTCAACATGCATGAATATCAGATAAACCGAAGACGCATGTGTTGGCTCGCGCTGACCATGATGCTGATAACGACAGCCGCCACAGTCTACGACCCGCTGCGTATGGCGCCTGCAGAGAGCATCCTGATGACGCAATATCTGGCCCTCAGTGGCCTTGTCGCTGCCTACTTCGGCTTCGGCAACAAGAAGTAGCCCAGGCGTCACAAACCTTAAGTAAAATCAATGGTGTAGGAGAGATCCCATGAAGTTTCTAGCGTCCCTGCTGGAGCCAGCCACCGAGCTTGCCGGTAAGTTTATTGAAGACAAAGACCAAGCTGCACGTCTGGCCCATGAGTTGGCTACGATGGCTGATAAACATGCCAACGAGGTAGCCCTCGCAAACATTGAGCTAAACAAGATTGAGGCTGGCGGTAACTGGCTGCAGCGCTCATGGCGTCCGATGATTGGAATGACGTGTGCTCTGGCCTTCGCTTGGCACTTTGTGCTGCAGCCGGTCGTCGTCTTTGGTGTCGCCTTGGCTGGCCTGACGCTCCCTGAGCTACCTGCATTCGACATGGGATCTCTTCTGACTGTCTTAGGCGGTCTGTTGGGTCTTGGGTCGCTTCGGACATTCGAGAAAGTAAAGAAGGTATCATCCTGATGAGATCGATTAATGAAATCATCGTGCATTGCACGGCGACACGTCCTGAGTGGATGAGCGGAAGTTCAACCGACGATAAGGTAGCAGAACTCAAGAGATGGCATTGCGACCCGAAGCCTAAGGGACGTGGCTGGTCAGATATAGGCTATCACTTTGTTGTCGACCGTAATGGCGCGGTGGCTGAAGGGCGTCCTCTAATTCGCAGTGGTGCTCACTGTAAAGGCCGCAATGCAAACTCTATCGGAGTGACTCTTGTGGGTGGCTTCGGATCTGATGCAGACGATCAGTTTGACGAGCACTTTACACAAGATCAGGCTGACGCTCTTGTCGCTCTGCTCAACAGGCTGTCGACAGAGCATAAGATTAGCAAGATCAGCGGTCACCACGACTATGCAAACAAGGCTTGCCCCGGCTTTCGTATGGCTCAATTCAAGCGTGATTACATGGGTTAACTATCCCATATCGAAGGATAGACTTAAGCACAGGTCGACTAATTGTCGATCTGTGTTTTTTCTTCTTGAAATATACATCCGTTTCCCCCATATTAGCACTGAGGGCGGCAACGTCTGACATTAGAGGAGACAGCGGATTGCAAATCCGTGTACACCGGTTCGATTCCGGTACTCGCCTCCAACCACTAATGTCAACGGATTGTCGGTCCCTCGTAACTTAGAGGAGACTTAGACGATGACTTATATTCACGACGATTACTGGTCAGCACAGTGGCAGCTAGAAGCTGAATCAGAAGCTCACTTTATCGAGAAGCAGCGTATCGAACTGCAAAACGCCTCAGGCGTCGATATGCCAAACTTAGGCTGTCATAAGTATTGGACAGACTTCAGCGGTTGTATCTCTTTTCCAGAAGAGGTGCCATTCTGTTCAGAAGAGGTGCCATTCTGATGAACTGTCCTGATTGCATCACCGAAGAGCAGCACCGTAATGGCCCTTATGGCGGCTCAGTTACCGTGTACACCCCATGTGTCCCATGCGCTCTCGAAGCGAGTAAACCCCGCAAACTAGCCCTCAACAATGACCCTCGTCGGTACGACGAATGGGAAGCTTTGTACTTGGCTGAACATGGGTTGGTCTGACGACCTACAGACATTCTTGAGGCAGATGTTTCCACCGAAGCTGCCTCAGGAGACCCCACCGGCAACCTCATACGACAAACCTTGGTTGCCATCCTTTGAGGGGGAAGATCCACCCTTCTAAACTTAGAGAAAGACTTAGAGATGAACTTAGCAGACTTTATCAGACTTCACGCCCACCGTATCTGGACCGACAGAACTCTCAGGGACAACCTTAACAAGCTGGAGCGCGTATGTCGCTTCGAGGGCTACGGACAGCGCCCCCTAGCGTCTATAGGCGCATCAGAAGTCTACCAGTACCTCGACAGCTTACACGCCTCAGGCCTCAGCCCAGCGACTGTCAACCGCTACACCGCCTGCATTACTGCTGTCTTCAAGTTGGCTTGCGAAATGCGCTTGGTCGATCACCCGATCAAGATAAGCTGGCAAGACGAGGGCAAGGGCCGTCCACGGTACATGACCAAAGAGGAACTTGAGAAGCTCCAAGATTGGTTTAGCCGTGACGTCTACCGTCCATGGATGCAACACTTTGTGACGCTCGCAGTGAACACAGGAATGCGTATGGGAGAGATCCGCAAGGTGACCCCAGCGATGATCAAAAGGCACCCTCAGCAGGCCGCTGAGAGCCAGCAGGAGTGGGTACATTTAGAGGAAACCAAGAACGGCGATGAGCGCTGGGTGCCTCTCAACGACAAAGCCCGTGAGGCACTGAAGGCCCTCAATGATGAACCGGGGCGTCACTACAAGCACCGGAGCTTTTACAACGGCTGGGAAGAGGCTCGCCGTTATGTCGCCCCCGGAGATGAAACCTTTGTGTTCCATAGCCTTCGTCACACCTGTGCTACCAATCTAGCCAACGATCTGAACATCAACACGATACTGATTGGTAAGATCCTTGGTCATAGGTCAGAGTCTACTACTAAGAAGTATGTGCATGAGAAGCCGCAAGCACTAGCCGACATAGCCCGTGCCCTTATGAGTTAACCCTATGCCACCCTTGTGTCGACGACAGTAGAGGAGTAGAACAAAACCAGAACACCTAGTCTATTTAACGACTACTTTTTACTAAAATACCGGTGGATTAAAACCCTTTTATTTCAATGGGTTAAGCATTTGTCCACCTTTAGATATACTTGGAGTTTAACAAATGAACCTTGCCCCAAGCGCACAGCAGATGCGAATCGAGCAGCAGTCTTTAGAAGAAGGTCGTCAGCGGTATCTCCGTAGAGACGACAACATGAAAGTCCAGAGCATCAAAGGTGTCCCTCACCGGATTATCACTGGTGCTCTGGACGATGTTTCTTCAGCTATAAACGACAATATTAACGATCAAGTAAAACACCAAAGAGAAACTGGTGGGTGTCCACCGGTCTGGTTTAAGACCCTCAAGGGCATGTCGACAGATCTCTTGGCTTACATAGGTCTGAACAGTTGTTTCGACGCGATACTGATGAAGGAACAACGGACAGGTCTTCTGATCAAGATTGGTCGTAAAGTCGAAGTCGAATGCTTTAGTGATGCCCTTAGAAAGCACGATAAAGACATGGCTAAGAGGCTCATTAAGAGAGCCAAAGAGAACCACAGTTCTCAGCAGTATCGCTACAAAGGAATTCGTAACATTGCAGCCAAGGAAGGTTTTGTCGTCGACAAATGGTCCAAGAAGTTCTGCATCCAGATTGGCGCTCCGATCCTCGAAGGTATCCTAAAGGGATGCGATGTGTTTCAGCAGTTCACCATCATCGACACTAAAGGCAAAACCAAGATCTTCGTCCAGTTAACGAAGGACGCAGAGATGCTGATGGATCAGATGAAGTTTGATGAGAGTTGGCTGGAGCCTTGCTATAGTCCTATGGTCGTTCCACCAAGGCCGTGGACGTCATTCTCTACCGGTTGTTATTTGGACCCTTTCTTGGCCTCTAGTGTGCCTCTGGTAAAACATGCGTCCAAGCAGCAGCAGAAGATGATCGAGGACGACTTCAGACGATATGGTACTCCACCTTATGTCGAAGCACTAAACGCACTACAGAGAACACCTCTGAGGATCAATCGTCGTATATACGAGGCCGTCGATTACTGCTGGAAGAACGATTGGGTCTTCGGCAAGTTTCCATCAAAGGTCGAACCTGAGAAGAAGCAGATGCCCTCTGACTTCGACACGATGGAAAAACATCAGAAGAAACAATATGTGTTGGATCGTCGTAATTACTATAAGGCGGTCCAGCAGGTCAAAGCCGACAAGTTTGTCTTCAGTCAGTCTATGTCGAAGGCTCAAGAGCTTCTAACATACGACAAGTTTTATCTACCTTGGAACTTCGACCATCGAGGCCGCATGTATCCGGTGTCGCACTTTCACTACCAGAGAGATGACCATGTGAAAGCTTTGTTTGAGTTCGCTAATGGTCGAAAGGTGGCATCTGACAACATAGGGTGGCTGTATATACATGTTGCCAACGTCGGAGACTTCGGCAAGATCAGCAAAAGACCACTAGAGGAACGCATTCAGTGGACCGAAGACCACACTGACGAGATCCTTGCAGTTGCTCAGGACTTCAAGTCGACATCTGACTTCTGGCAGGCGGCTGACAAGCCCTTTGGTTTTCTCGCAGCGTGTTATGCTTTTGCTGACTATATGAGAAATCCAGATGACTTTAGGTGTCACCTTCCAATCAGTCTTGATGGGACTAACAGTGGTATTCAACATTACTCATCTTTGATGTTGTCGGAAGAGGATGCAGCCAGAGTAAACCTCATGCCTGCCAATGAGATGGCTGACGTCTATCAGGATGTCGCTGATGAGGTCACCCAGCGCTTACTTGAGGAAACCAAAGAAACACACCTAGCAAAGCTCTGGTTGGACTATGGCATCAGCAGGAAGGTCGTCAAAAGAAACGTAATGACCTACGGGTACAGCAGCAATGTCTATGGCTTCAAAGACCAACTTAAAGAAGACCTGATGAAAGACCTTAGCCGGAAGGTGGCTTATGGCGAGCTAGACGTTCACCCGTTTGGTGACGAAGGCACACAAGAGAAGGCTGCGTATTATCTGGCGAAGGTCAACTATGCAGCTATCGAGGATACGTTGTCGTCGGTTGCACAGGCCATGGGTTTCGTCCAAGAGCTTTGCGACAGTGTCTCTAAGGAGAACAAGCCGCTGGTCTGGAAGACGCCTATCGGTTTCCCTGTCGTTCAAAGGTATCGCAAGTGGGTTGGTCATAAGATCAAGATCGCTATGTGGGACAGGGATCTTAAGAAGCGCGTCAGATCTCAGGTGACCTTCAGAGAAGAGAACCCGTGGATCATCGACAGTCGTAAGATGAAGGCTGGGATAGCACCAAACCTCGTCCACAGTCTCGATGCCTGCCACATGCAGTCCACAATACTGTCGATGCTCGACAACAACATTGAGGACTTCTTCATGATCCACGACAGTTTTGGCACCCAGTGTGCTCAGGTGTGGCCCATGTTTCAGATCATCCGCAACACGTTTGTTGATCAGTACACAGGCCCATGCTTCCTGTCGTACTTCAGAAGCACCGTGGGTGAGCAAAGGACAGCCGAGGAGCCACCATTGCCACCTGTGCCATCTAAGGGATCTCTGGACGTCTCGCAGGTCGTCGATAGTGAGTTCTGCTTCTCCTAGGGGGTTATGTCCACCTTTAGATAGAACCAAAAGAACGGAGCAGCCCAATGCATCCGCGTGAGCGAGTTTTGTCGGACCTTGAGTTGTGCCGACAATGGAAGGTGAAGCCGCCGAAAGAGCTACAGCAGAGGGCAGAGAAGTGGGGCGTGGATCTCAGTGACCACTACCCATCAGTGAATACATCATCATTAGAAGAAGAAGACATCGAAAAGGAGCAATAGACGATGGCTAAGAGAAATTCATTCGTGAGCGGCGTAGGTTCAGCAAGATATGCATGGGTCCATCCAGACCGCCCAGACACCCAGTTCAATGCTGATGGCGAGTGGAAGCTTCAGATCATCTTGGACCCCAAGACGGCTGAACGC